ATAGCCTCCAGAGGCAATGTCAGCTGTTTGCAAGGTGCAGCCTTGAGATAATAGATCACGCTGGATTCCTGCTGATCCTACTGCATCATCTGAGTAACCGTTAGCCTTAGGTCTGAATATAGTCTGAAAAAGTCTTTTTTGAGCTGCAGGCAACACATGTCCACCAACGTACAGTATACTTGTTATTTCAAAATAAATCCTTGAAAATATACTTTTTTTAGGTGACAAAATGTGGTTAAACATTTTCTGAAACAATTCATACACGTAAAATATTTTTCTCGCAGTCTCTTCATCAGGTGAATCTATCCTTGCCCCTGAATCATCACTATGTGCTATAGCATTAAATCTTACTTGTGGATAAATCCTTTCTATTAAATGTTTAAAATAAAGCTCAGATGCTGCATGCATAAAGCTTGAGAGGTAATTAAAAATTCCCATAACAAAACCGTAAGGGTTATGGAAACTACATATAGTGTTATCAAGATCATCCACTTCTATAAAGTTGTAAATTTGTTTAGCAGTGTCTTTAATTAATTCCATATCATCCTCATTTATCTCCCATTTATCTTTACCTACAATTATTAACTCTCCTCTAATATTTTTGTAATACATAACATCATCTAAATACATTCTGTTGTCAGTATAATTGTCTTTCATTCTTTTAATGTCTTCTTCTGTGAGTTCAGGGTTATTTTTGCCCTTGATTATTAACTCACCATCTTTCATGTCATAAAAAATCTTCCTTTTGGGTGATTCATGCTGTTCATATTTGTAAATGAAGCTTCCGTCTTCATTCTGGTATTTTTTATTGTTTTCTAATCCGTTCATCACCTTTTTCCTCACTACATATTTTTTTCCGAAGTAATTTTCACTTAAATAACTGAACATCTCTAAAAATTCGTAAGGTAGTATATGTTTCATTCCACTTATGAAGGAGATATATTTACAAAAATTAGCTTCTGGGCCCCATCGTCTACAGTCCATTGTTATAAAAAACTTTTTTGTTTGTGCTGCACCTTTAGAGTCAAATACAGGCTTCTCAACTACTTTTTTATGAACCCATTTGAACCTTTTATTTGAAGGTACACAAATCATCTCATTACCCAGTTGTTTGCATAGATATTTAACAAATTCTTCCATTGTGCTTGTGTGTATTTTTGCTATTCTAGTCATTACATAAATTTCTC